ACATTTACGATCGTGTCCACTTGCTCTCCATGGACACGATCACCGCGTCGACGGGAGACCCTAATCTCGGACTTCAGACCTCAATCGTACAGGCGGTCCCGGCGGAGGGGTACGGATGGCGTGGCCGATCCGAACAACTATGGCCAGGCGATCCAGATCACCCGCGGCCCTTCCGGTGGCCAGCAAGTCGCATTTATTCGGAACGGCACGCAGGTCGTCTCTCTTGGCTATATGCCGGGAAGCAACGCCTTCGGCTTTGGCCTCGGAATTACAACCGACGCCAGCTTCTGGCCCAACTATCTGGCCGTTGGCGGTAACGGCAACATTGGTATTGGGACTGTCACTCCCAATGCTCGCCTGTCGTTCGGGACATCGGCCGGATTAGCTGGCCTCTATCTCTATGACGACGGTAATGCAGGTGCGTCTGGCTTCGGCATTTCCCCCAACACCCTCAACATCTTCGCCAATGCGCTGTCCACCACCAACGCCGCCATCGCCTTCGGCAAATACGACAAGACGACCTTCACGGAGTGGGCGCGGATCGTTAATGGACTTGTTGGTATAGGTATCGTGCCCTCCGGCGGGCGATTGGAGGTAGCTCATGCCGGTGCGCGCGGCAATGATGCGCTCCGTCTCTATGCCAGCGGCACCCGGAAGTTCGTATTCGCCCAGTTTGACGCGACAAATGACATCGGTCGGATTGGGGCTTACGACATGGATGGTTTCGCAGGCAAGAACCTGTACTTTGATGTGGCTGCGCTCGGCGTTGGTTACGGTCACTCCAATCCCATCTTTGGCGTATCCATCAAAGTGGGCGATCCGAATATTTTCCTTGCAGCGGGCGCGACCAAAGGCGTTCGCGTCATGACGAACTCGACTGGAAGCGCCATCGAAGGTGTCGATGCGTCCGGTGTGGGGTCTTTCCAGCCCCTTACAGTGAAGGGCTCAACGCTTGAGTTGGCCTCAGCGACTGGTAGCAAACTGTACGTCACTGATGCCGGTGTCGGCATCGGCGGCGCGCCAGGGTCAATCAACCAACTTGAAGTGCATGGCAATCCAGGGCTCAAGGTGCTGTTCAAGAACTGGGGTACCGCGGGTTCTGCCAGCGAGTTTTGGCAGGATGTTGGTGGGCGCTCTGTATATCGCGGCGTTAACTATAATGGCCAGTATCTCCACGAGTACGGGGCCGGCATCAACACTCGCTACAGCGACTTTGACAGCCACCTCCTGCGGTCTTCAGGCGGGGTAGAGCGCGCTATCATTAACGCGACAGGCCTTGGGGTCGGCCGCAGCCCGGGAACGCCGCTCGATGTTATGTGGCCGTCACCCGTTACGACCAGTTATGCCAACATTGCCAATTTCGGTACCTATAATTCAGCAGGCGGTGCGACTCACACGCGCATGCTTATCGGGCAGGACTCGACGAACGTTATGTTTCTGGAAGTCGCGAACCAGGCTAACACGAAGGGTGATCTAGTCCTCCAGCCTTTCGGCGGCTATGTCCTTATCGGCAACCGCTTGTTCTCTGGTGCCGATATCGGCCAGTTCTCAATGCAAGTCAATTTCGACGGCCCTCTTACGATGGCGATGTACAACCACAGTGGCGGCGGTAGCGCGTCCTGCAAGTTCAATATGATCATCGGTGGTCGCCGCGTTGAGCGTCTTCTTTTTCATGCAGACAAGTGGATGCAGGAGAAAGGCTACGACATCGATCAGTTCTACTCCGAATTCAACCAGCACTTCTGGCGGAACAACGCCGGTGCCGACAAGATGTCACTGAACGTGAACTGCCATCTCTGGCTGGCAGGTACCACCGACCCGGTGACACCGGGGACGGGTGGTTACATCTACATCTCCGGCGGTGCTCTCAAATACCGTGGTAGCGGCGGGACCATTACCACTCTCGCGCCCGCCTGAACCTGTTTTCTTTTGCCGCCACCGGAACCTGCCCGCCCCGATCCCGGTGACGGAAGTCGCCTAATCATCGAACGACCAAGGAGGGTCGCATGGCTGTTGCTTTCACCTGGAAAATCGAGCGCCTGGAATGCTACCCCCAGGTCGGCGATCTGGAGAATGTCGTCGGCAAGGTCCACTGGCGCCTGTTCGGCCACGACGGCGAGGTGCAGGAGTCGATCTACGGCACCTGCGATATCGATCTCGATGCGCAGGCCGCCTTCGTGCCCTTCGAGGCGCTGACCGAAGCCACCATCGTCGCCTGGGTGCAGGCAACGCTGGGCGCCGAGGCGGTCGACCGCCACGAGGCCTCGCTCGCCCAGGCCGTCGACGCGCGGCTCAACCCGCCCATCGTGCCCCGGCCTCTGCCCTGGTCGGCCGCGTAGCAGCGCCGCCGCCGGCATCGCTCCCGGAGATCCCTCATGTCCTCCACCGCGCCGCACGGCGTGCTGCCGCATGGCGACGAGCTGTTCGCCGTCACGCGGGGGCTCGCCGCCGACAACCAGTCGCTCACGCCCGGCGACATCGTCGTGCTGTTCGACATCGACACCGCGCCGATCGGCGGCACGGAGATCTGGTATTTCTGTTCCGGCCTGGTCGACGGCGCTGCGCCGGTGTGGAAGGGCAACACCTACGCGCCGCATCCCATCGTCGCCGAAGGCTTCGAGTGGGCGGGCCGCGGCCAGCTGCCCAGGCCCAAGCTCACCGTCGGCAATGCGCTCGGCCTCCTGCAGGCCGCCGTCGTGCAGTACAACGACCTGCTGGGGGCGAAGGTCACGCGCTGGAAGACGCTGAAGAAATATCTCGACGGCCAGCCCGACGCCGATCCCGACACGCACTACATCCCCGACGTCTACCACATCGACCGCAAGGTCTCGCAGACCAAGGGCATGATCGAGTTCGACCTCTCGGCCGCGCTCGACCAGCAGGGCGTGATGCTGCCGCGCCGCCAGATCATCCGCGACTCCTGCACCGAGACCTATCGCAAGTGGGACGCCGCCACGGCTCAGTTCGTGCCCGGCACCTGCCCCTATGCCGGTGCGGCGAAGTTCACCGCCAAGGACGCGCCGACCGACGCGGCCCATCTCGACGTCTGCAGCCACAAGCTCTCGGGCTGCAAGGCCCGCTTCGGCGCCGACGGCGAGCTGCCGTTCTCGGGCTTTCCCGCCGTTTCGAGGACCCGCTGATGTTTGAGATTTCCCCCGCCGTACGCGACGCCATCCTCGACCATGCGCGGCAAGGCGCGCCCGAAGAAGTGTGCGGCGTCGTGCTGGGCAGGCACGACGGCACGGAGGGAGGCGACCGCTACGTGCCCTGCGCCAACCTCGCCGCCGACCGCACGACGTCGTTCGAGATCGACGCAAGCTTCATGGCGCAAGCGCGGGCGTCGGGCGCGCTGCGCGCCATCGTGCATTCCCATCCGCACGGGCTCGACGGCCCGTCGAAGACCGACATGGAACAGGCCGCCGAAGACGACGTGCCGTGGGGCATCGCCGTGCTCGATCCCGTGCACCGGCCCAAACTCTTCTTCTGGGGCGATATGCTGCCCGTCGCGCCCTACGAGCAACGCGTGTTCCGTCACGGCATCGCCGACTGCTACGCGCTGGTGCGCGACTGGTACCGGCAGGAGCGCGGGCTGGTCCTGCCCTTGACCCCGCGCGATCCCGACTGGTGGACCAAGGGCCAGCGGGTCATTGAGGACAATCTCCACCGCTTCGACTTCGACGCGTTCGGCGACAGCGAGCCGTTGCAGCCGGGCGACGTGCTGCTGTTCCAGGTCGGCGCGCCCACGATCAACCACACCGGCATCTATGTCGGCAACGGGCTGGTGCTGCACCATCTCACCAACCGCCTCTCGCGCAAGGACGTGCTGGGCCCGTGGAAGCAGAAGTACCACGCCAGGACGATGCGGCTGCGGCCTGGTGCCCTCCAATCCGCCGTGCAATCGATTGCAGAAGGGGACGGGCGATGAGTCGTTGTCATCCTGAGCGCAGCGAAGGATCCAATGGCCGTGAGACAGTCGTGTCCTGGGTTAGCGCAATGGGATCCTTCGCTGCGCTCAGGATGACAGAGAGGGCACCATGATGCGCCAGGTCTATCTCTACGGCGCGCTGGGCCGGCGCTTCGGCTATCGCCATCGCCTCGAGGTCGACACGTTGCCGGAAGCGATATGGGCGCTGTCGGCGATCCGGCCGGGCTTCAAGGAGTATTTCTTCCGCGGGCCGGCCTATTCCTTCGTGAAGGGCGCGACGCGGCGCGGCGGCATCGACCTCGACCTCGCCGAACTGCCGATGACGCTCGGCAAGCACGACATCCACATCATGCCGGCGGCGATGGGCGCGGGCGGCGGCAGCACGGGCAAGACGGTCGGCAAGATCATCCTGGGCGTGGTGATGATCGCGGGCGCGTTCTTTACGGCGGGTCTTTCGGCTGGTGGCCTCGCGATGGCTGCGGGCGACGCGGGGGCTATCGGCGTCGTCGAGGCGGGGATGGCGGCCGGCACGTTTGTCGGCGGCGCAGCTGCGGGCACGGGCATGAGTGCCGCGATCGGCTCGGGCTTGATCCTCGGCTCGATCACCTACGGCAACATCGCCTCGGTCGGCCTCATGATGGCGCTCACCGGCGTCTCACAGCTCATCTCGCCGACGCCGCAGGCCTCGCAGGCGGCCTACACGAACATGGAGCGGCCCGAGGCGCGGACGAGTTTCATCTATGGCGGCGCGGTCAACACGTCGGAGCAGGGCGGCCCGATCCCGATCCTCTACGGCCGCATGCGCATCGGCTCGACGCTGGTGGCCGCCTCAGTCTCGACCGATCAAATCGAAGGCACCGTCACCGCCGGCGCACCGGGCACCACCGCCCGCCAACCCTTCTCGGGCGGCGAGCTGTAGACGCCGTTCACTTCTCGAGTTCGATCTTGGCCGCAACGGGCCGGGCGGCGCGTTTGACGAGGATCGTGCCGCGCAACGAGTTGTCCGGCTGGAGGGCGAAGGTGCCGGTCAGGTGATGGGCCGGGTCGATGATGCGGATGTTCAGCCCGTCGATCGCGATCATGTACGGGCCGGGGCATTTGTGGCCGGCCGCCAGGGAAATGCAGTTCTGCGTCGCCTCCCGCTCGTGGAACTTGTAGGCGACGCTGCGGCCGTTGCTGCGGATCCACTGCTCCATCGTGCGGTCGCCCTTGAGCTCTTCGAGCAGGTCCAGCCGGACCTGGTCGCGCTGCATCAGCAGGATGGCGAGCGACTGGCTGCGCAGCGACTTGCTCTTGGAGGCAAGCCCCGTATCGACGGCGAACTTGCGGACGGCCGGCCGGTTCGAGCAGGCCAGCTCCTCGAAGGCGAGAAGCTGCTTCAGCTCGCTGCTGCCGCTATCCTTCATCACCTCCATCATCTCTTCGATGCGGGGCGTCGGCATGTCGATGAGCTTTTCGCAGGCAAGCGCTGCGCCCGAAGCGGCGACGGCGACGGCCAACCCCGCGAGCACGCTCGAGAAGATCCTGAGTGCCATGGCGCGCCCCCTGTCAGGCGATGGATTGGTTGTCACCTGATCACCTTGAAATCCAGCCGCGGCAGCTCGGGATCGATTCCCTCCAGGACGAGCGTGCAGTTGCCGATCCTGAACGGCTCGCCGAACGCCAGCGGCTGTTCCTTGAAGCCGGAGAAATAGTCGGTGCTGTAGAGAATCCAGCCGGCGGGCGCGGGCCGGACCGAGCTGCTGCGCCGCGCGCTCATGTCGGCCTGCCCGCACAGCGCGCGCGGCGTGTTGCCGTAGAGCGAGACGGTCTCGGGCGGGCCGGGCGAGAGCACAGGTGGCGGAAGCGCAGGTCTGCCGGCCGGAGCCTGAGGAACCGGAGCCTGGGGAGCCAGCGCGGCAACGCCCGCGCCCGACATCGCTTCCTGGGTCTGGGCCGAAGCCTGCGGCGAGGGTGAAGGCGAGGGCGCGGCTGAGGGCGAGGTCGAAGGCGCGGGCGCCGCGGCGGACTTTACCCCGCTTTCCGGCGGATCGTCCGTCGCGGGCCGGCTGGCTTCCGCCGGTGGCCGGGAGCGGCCGAAGATGCGGCCCAGCGGCTCGAAGTTGTCGGCCACGAAATAGCCGACGACGGCGAGGATGCCCGTTATGCCGGCCAGCTGCACGCCGCGGCGGACGACCTCTTTCCTCTTGCTGGAGCTTCGGATGGCCTTGTGGCCGTCGAAGATCATGAACAGGCCGCCGGCACAGAAGGCGGCCGCACCGATGGTCCCCGACGCCATGAACAGCCAGGTCCAGTCCTGAAGCTGGGTCTGGGCGCTGCCGATGCTGGCGGCGCAGACACCACCGCCGACCTTGCAGGCGCGCTCGGCCAGTATGGTCGTCTGTGGTTTGTCCCCCGCCTGAGTGTCCTTCGCCACCGGACGTGCCCCAAAGTTTTCGCGTCCGGAAACTCCCGTGAACGAGCGCCGGTGATTCATGGTTGTTCTGGCGCATGCCCACTGCAAGCGCATGTGTTCAGTCGAGGAGGTCGCCTACCCCTTAGGGAGTGCCACCTCTTGCCATTCAGGTGGGGAGGGCGATGAGAGACGCGGGTGGCGCGGGGCTGCGCCACTGCGGCCGGGGCGGCGGCGTCCAGCGTCCGCCGTCGCTACCCTGTCGGCTGTTCAGGCCTATGCGGGAGCCGAGCTGTGGGTCGTGGTGTCTTTGTCATCCTGAGCGCAGCGAAGGATCTCATGGCGTCGAGGACAGGGTGGTTGCGGCGGCGATGAGGTCCTTCGCTGCGCTCAGGACGACAGAGCTTTCTCCAGGAGGCAATCGGTGAGTTCCATCATCCCGAGCCACACCGTCTTCGGGCGCGGCGGCAGCGGCGGCAAGGGCGGGGCGAAGTCGGAGCCGGTGGGGCGCTCGCCGGTCGAGGCGCCGAACTCGCTGCAGTCGCGCTCCATCGCGCGCTTCCTCGACCTGTGGTGCGAGGGGCCGATCCATGGGCTGGTCAACGAAGACCAGTCGATCTACTTCGACGACACGCCGCTCAAGAACGCCGACGGCACCTTCAACTTCACCGGCGTCGCCTTCGACACGCGCTACGGCTATCCGTTCGGCACGCAGAGCTACATGGCGGGCTTCCCGTCGAGCCGCAACACGGTGTCGCTGGGCGGCGGGCAGGGGCTGGAGATCCGCAAGTCCAACGGCGGCGTCACGCGCACCGTCTCCAATCCGCAGGCCAACGCCGTCATCGTCAAGATCTCGACGCCCGCGCTCTACATGCAGAACAACGTGACGGGCGACATCAACCCCTACACGTCCAACTTCTTCATCTCCGTCAAGGCGCATGGCGGCGCCTTCGTGCAGACGCACTATGTCGGCTTCCACGGCAAGACGACCTCGACCTACCAGCGCGACTATCGCATCGCGCTGCCGGCCGGCGGCGCGCCGTGGGACATCAAGATCGTCCGCGAGAACGACGACGATCCGCCGGAATGGTTCAAGGACCAGCTCTTCTGGACCTCGATCACCGAAGTGGTCGACGGCAAGCTCGCCCATCCCAACGTCGCCTATTGCGGCATGCAGATCGACACGGCGCAGTTCTCGGGGTCCGCGCCGGCGCGCTCCTACGACGTCAAGGGCCTGCTGATCAAGGTGCCGACGAACTACGATCCGCTCACCCGCACCTATACCGGCGACTGGAACGGCACCTTCAAGACCGCCTGGTCCGACAATCCGGCCTGGTGCTTCTACGACCTGCTGACGAACGAGCGCTATGGCCTCGGCCTCGATCCCGCGTCGGTGAATCCCTGGAAGTGGGACCTCTACACCATCGCGCAATATTGCGACGCGGTGGACGAGAGCGGCGCCTACCTCGGCATCGACGACGGCGCCGGGGCTAAGGAGCCGCGCTACACCTGCAACCTGCTGCTGAACAGCCGCCAGGAAGCCTATGCCGTGGTCAACACCATGGCGTCGATCTTCCGCGGCATGCCGTTCTGGTCCTCGGGCGCGGTGCGCGCGACCGCCGACATGCCGAAGTCGCCGGTGGCGCTGTTCACCAACGCCAACGTGCTGGGCGGCGAGTTCAAGTACGAAGGCACGTCGCTCAAGGCGCGGCACACCACGGCCAAGGTGGTGTGGAACGATCCGGCCGACGCCTATCGTCCCGCCGTCGAATGGGTCGACGATCCCGAAGGCGTGGCGCTCTACGGCGTGCGCCAGATCGACATCGTGGCCTATGGCTGCACCAGCCGCGGCCAGGCGATCCGGGCCGGCAAGTGGGTGCTCGACACCGAGCGCACGGCGACCGAGACGGTGCATTTCCGGTCGGGGCTGGAGCTGGCCGACAAGTTCCCCGGCGACATCGTGTCCATCGCCGACGAGAACTACGCGCAGCAGATCTTCGGCGGCCGCATCGTCTCGGCCACGCTCGGCAGCGTGACGGTCGACCAGCCCTACGCCGTGCTGGCGGCTTTCAGCTACACCCTGCACATCACCATGCCCGACGGCACGTTGCAGAAGCGCACGCTCACCAACGCGGCGGGCGAGACCGCGACCTTCACCTGGTCGACGCCGCTGCATGAGGTGCCGCTGGCCGGCGCGGTGTGGGCCATCACCTCGACGTCGCTGGAGGCGCGGCAGTTCCTGCTGGTCTCCAACATCGAGGTCGGGCCCGCGACCTTCGAGGCGATGGGCGTGTTCCACGACCCCGCCAAGTTCGATCGCGTCGAGAAGGGCATCGTCGTCCCGCCGCCGCCCTACAATGTGACGCCGACCGGGCCGATCGTGCCGCCGACCGGGCCATCCTCCATGATGCGGCTCTATCAGGTGGGCTCGGCGGTGCGCGCGGCGGCGATCCTGTCGTGGGAGAAGTCGGACGACGGCCGCGTCTATGCCTACGAGGTGCAGGTCAAGGGGCCGCAGGACCTCGACTACCAGACCATCGGCACGACCTCGATGACCAGCATCGAGTATCAGGACAGCCAGGAAGGCGTCTACGATTTCCGCGTGCGCGCCAAGGCGCTGAACGGCAAGACCAGCGCGTGGATGATAGCGCCCGACATCACGCTGACCACCGCGATCCCGCCCAGCAACGTCACCGGCCTGCAGTCCGTCTACGATCCCGACGGCATCGCCATCAAATGGGACGCGGTGGAAGACCTCAACGTCGATCACTACGAGGTGCGCCGCGGCGCGAGCTGGGCCGGGGCCACCAAGGTCGGCGCGCCGCGCGAGCTGCGCCATACCGAGAAGGGCGTCGGCGCGGGCACGCACACCTACTGGGTCGCGGCGGTGACGCGGCCGCAGGGCATCTACAGCCTCGTGCCGGCAAGCCTCGACGTGGTGGTCGCTGCGCCGCCGACGCCCTCGGTCTCGGTCGCGCTGGAGTCCGACCTCTACAAGATCGCCTGGACCGGCGGCGCCTCCTCCTTCCAGGTCGAGGAGTACGAAATCCGCCAGGGCGGCGACTGGGCGAGCGGCGCGTTCGTCTCGCGCGTCAAGGGCACGACCTTCACCTCGCCGGTGCGCTGGGGCGGCAGCCGCACCTTCTGGGTGGCGGGCATCGACAAGGCCGGCAACGCCGGTGCGCCGGGCTCGGCCACGCTCAATGTCGCCGCGCCGACCGCCGTCTCGGGGCTGACCGCGCAGGTGATCGACAACAACGTGCTGCTGCGCTGGAGCGGCGCCACCTCGGCGCTGCCCATCGACCGCTACGTGGTGAAGAAGGGCGGCGCATGGTCCACCGGCACGCTGATCGGCGACAAGTCCGGCACCTTCACCAGCGTGTTCGAGAGCGCGGCCGGCACCTACACCTACTGGGTGGCGGCGGTCGACAGCGGCGGCAACGAAGGCGTGCCGACCTCGGTGACGGCGGTGGTCAGCCAGCCGCCGGATTACCTGCTGCGCGTCGAATGGCCGTCGGTCTTCGCCGGCGCCAAGGTCAACATGACCCTGCAGGGCGGCGTGCTCTACGGCCCGACCCATACCGGCGAGACCTGGCTGACGCACTTCACCAACCGCGGCTGGGACCAGCCGCAGGACCAGATCGACGCCGGCTACCTCGACTGGCTCGATCCCGGACCGGGCACCGCCTCCTACCGGGAGAGCTTCGACTACGGCTCGACGGTCGACGCCACGCTGGTGACGATCAATGTCAGCAAGGCCGACGTCTCCGGCGCGGTGGCGATGACCACGACGCTCGAAAGCAGCCTCGACGGGCTGGCCTGGACCATGGTCGGCACGGGATCGCAGCAATACGTGGCGAATTTCCGCCATCTGCGCGTGACCCTGGGCTTCGTCAGCACCGGCGCAGTGTGCGCGATCGGCGGGATGTCGGTGAAGCTCGCCTCCAAGACCAAGACGGATGCCGGGCTGGTCTCGGCCGGCGCCGGCGACAGCGGCGGCACGACCGTCCTGTTCAACACGCCGTTCACCTCGGTGAACTCGATCCAGACCACGCCCGTGGGCACCGCGGCGCGCTACGCGATCTACGACTTCGCGGGCGTGCCGTATCCCACGAGCTTCAAGGTCCTGCTGTTCGACGCCGCCGGCAACCGCATTTCGGGCCAGGTGAGCTGGACCGCACGGGGATACTGACAACCGCCTCCCCATTCAAATGGGGAGGTGCCTCGTCTTGCGAGGCGGAGGGGTCATGACCCTCTCGCCGCTTTGACCCCTCCGTCAGCGGAGACGCTGACACCTCCCCATTTGAATGGGGAGGCGAATACAGGAGATCGAGATGGCCGACTGGAACAATCCGCAGAACGCATCGCTCTACACCGACGTGATGCAGATGATCAAAGACCGCGACAATGCCGCGATCACGATGCTGGGCACGGGCAGCCTGCCGTCGAACCTGCCGAACGGCGCGATGCGGTTCAACACCTCCACCTACCTGCTCGAGAAGCTATGGGACGGCGTGTTCTACACGCAGGGCATCTCGATTGCCGGCGGCGGCACGGGCGCCACGACGGCGGCGGGCGCGCGCAGCAATCTCGGGCTGGGCGTGGTGGCGACGGCGAATGTCGTGCCGCTGGCCTGGGGCGGCACCGGCGCCACCGACTCCGCCGGGGCGCGCGGCAGTCTCGGGCTGGGCTCGATGGCGACGCAGAACGGCAACAGCGTGTCGATCACCGGCGGCAGCATCACGGGCATTGCCGCGCTGGGCATCGCCGTGGGCGGCACGGGCGCGAACAATGTCGGGGCGGCTCGCGTCAATCTCGGCCTGGGCGGGCTTGCCGTGCTGAACGCGGTGGGCGTGAACGAGATCTGGGACGGCCACGTCACCACCGCGAAGCTGGCCAACGATGCCGTGACGACCATCAAGATCGCCGACGGCCAGGTCACGGACGCCAAGATCGCGCCCGGCCTCAACGGCAAGGGCCAGCGCACCGTCTCGACCGCGGCGCCGTCCGGCGGCAACAACGGCGATATCTGGTACCAGGTGTAGGGCCATGGCGAACGAGTCGACATTCGTGAAGAACGCCGGGGCCTGGAAGAGGGCGACGGCGATCCACGTCAAGGACGCCGGCGTGTGGAAGCCGGTCAAGGGCATCTGGACCAACGACGGCGGCCTCTGGAAGAAGGTCTACTTCAAGTCGTTCCGCTTCGACTTCACCTACAATACCGCCGTTACGAACCTGAGCATGTCGACGCTGGCGACATACATGGGCTGGAACGGCATCGATCCGGTGGTGGGCAACGTCGTCCTCGATGCCGACGTCAACTCGGCGTACACCGGCGTCGCGGCCCTGACCTGCAGCGGGCTGCCGGCGGGCTCGGCGATCAACCTCACCGTGAATGCCGGCCGCACCGTCGGCGGGCGCGGCGGCCAGGGCGGCAACGGCGTGGCCGGCATCAACGGCGAAGCGGGCGGACTTGCGATGTACGTGCGCAACACGCTGAACGTCACGAACAACGGCACGATCGCCGGCGGCGGCGGCGGCGGCGGTGTCGGCGGCGACTATATCGACTGGGACCTCAATCTCTTCATCGGCGGCTCGGGCGGCGGCGGTGGACGCGGCGGCGGCACGGGCGGCGGCGGTATCAACAATGCGGGCTACACGCCGGGCGGCCCGGGCAACAACGGCTCCTTCGCGGGCGCCGGCGCCGGCGGCGCGGGCGTCTCCGTGGCGCGCGGCGGCGAGGAGGGCGGCCCCATCACCTGGCACACCGGCGGCAACGGCGGCAACGGCGGCGG